TAAAGACATAGAAAACTTAACATATTTTGACAGAACAGCATGGTTAAGCTCATTAGCTGCTAGTGAATGGCATAAAGATGAGATGGACAAGTGCTGGGATAGATTAAAAGGACAATTAGATGGCATTAACTAACTACACCACGTTTGTTGCAACAGTAGAAAGCTACTTAGCTCGAACAGACTTGACAAGTGTTATACCTGACTTCGTTCAGATGGCACAGTTAAGAATGAGTCGTGATTTAAGAACAGAAAGAATGTTAAAAGTAGCTACAACTACTCCTACAGATAGTAAGGTAGCATTCCCATCTGACTTCTTAGAGTTAAGAGAGATGCACTTTCAGGGTAATCCTCCTATTCTATTAGAGTTCCAAACACCTGACTTGTTTTTCCGTAATGGTCAAACCACATTATCAGGTCGTTCACATTACTTTACAATGTTAGGTACAGAATTTCAGTTTGCACCTACTCAAGATACAGATTACACCATTCAAATTTTATACTATGCTCAACCTACATTTATTTCTAGCACAACAGCTAGTAACTTGTATTTAGCATACTACCCAGACGCTTTACTTTACGCCACATTAGCAGAAGCAGAACCGTATCTTATGAACGACCCTAGAGTAACAACATGGTCATCATTATACGATAGAGCAATTGCTAATATTAAGACAAGCGACTTAGGTCAAACATACGCATACACAACACTAAACGTAACACCACGATAAGGAAAATATTATGGCAGAAATGAGTAACTACCTTGAGAATGCACTTTTAAATGCAACTCTACGAGCAACAACATATACATCTGTAGCAACAGTTTATGTATCACTATGGACTTCAGACCCTACAGACGCAGGTAGTGGTACAGAAGTTAGTGGTGGAAGCTATGCTAGAACTGCTGTCACATTTGGCGCACCTTCTAACGGTGTAACTACAAACTCTGCTGACGTTACATTCCCAACAGCAACAGCTTCATGGGGTGTAGTAGGTTGGATTGGTATTAATGATGCTGCTACTTCAGGCAATCTTTTATATCATTCACCTTTAGATACATCTAAAACAATTGACTCTGGTGACATCTTTAAGATATCAACAGGCAATCTTTCAGTTACATTAGCCTAAGGATAACTCATGGCGTTAGTCGTCAAGGATAGAGTCCAAGAGACTTCTACTACTACAGGCACAGGTACGTTTACGCTTGCTGGTGCAGTATCTGGCTTCCAGTCATTCTCTGTTATCGGTAACGCTAATACTACTTACTACGCTATTGTAGGTGGAACAGAATGGGAAGTAGGTCTAGGCACATACACATCTTCAGGTACTCTTTTATCTCGTGATACTATATTAGAGTCTAGTAATGGTGGCACAGCAGTAAACTTTAGTGCAGGCACAAAAAACGTATTTGTAACTTACCCTGCTGAAGAAGCTGTTTACCAAGATGCTAGTGGTGATGCTTATGCTCCACAGTTTGCTGCATCTAACGGACTTAATGTTAATAACGGAACTATAGGTACATCTTACACATTCCCTACAGGATATAACTCTGTAGAAGCAGGGGATATAACTCTCTCTGGTGGGGTCACGATAACTGTCCCTGCTACGTCACGTTGGGTAATATTATGAGTACAATTATAAATGCAACTACAACCAATGGTGTAGTGATACAGCCTGATAATAGTGGCTCATTAGTATTACAAACTAATAATGGTACTACAGCAGTAACTATAGATACATCACAAAGAGCAGCTTTCGTAGCAGGCACAGCAGCATTACCAGCTATCACTACAACAGGTGACACTAACACAGGTATCTTCTTCTCTGCGGCTGATACTATAGACTTTGCTGAAGGTGGTGCTGCTGTTGGTCAATTTGACTCTAGTGCTAACTTTAAATTTAACTCTGGTTACGGTTCTGTAGCTACAGCATACGGATGTCGTGCATGGGTAAACTTTAACGGTTCAGGTACAGTAGCTATTCGTGCTAGTGGTAATGTGACAAGTATTACAGATAATGGAACGGGAAATTACACAATAAACTTTACGACAGCCATGCCTAATGTTAATTACAATGCTGTTAGCTCTGATGCACGAGCATCTAATGACTACGGTTATGGAGTAAGATTAATGACATTTGCAACAGGTTCTTTAACAGTTAATACACTTACAAATGGGGCTAATAGTCTAGTAGATTATGAAACAGTTTGTGTTTCAATATTTAGATAAGGACAAAAAATGAACAAAAGAATAGTATACCAAAATAACGAAGGTGGAATTAGCATTATAGTTCCAGCAGATTGTGGTTTAACCATAGAAGAAATTGCTGCTAAAGATGTGCCACAAGGTAAAGAATATCATATTGTAGACGTATCTGAAGTACCAACAGACAGAACATTTAGGAACGCATGGACATGGCAATAATTGTTGACATAAACAAAGCTAAAGACATTACTAAAGATAGGTTACGTCAAGAACGTGAACCATTACTATTAGCTCAAGATGTAGCATTCCAACGTGCTTTAGAAATAAACGCAGACACATCTGCTATTGTCGCTGAAAAGCAAAGACTTCGTGATATTACTGTATTGGTAGATACAGCAAATACAGTAGAAGAATTAAAAGCATTGGAGGCTAAACTTGGCTAAGCTAATTCTTAACGGTGCAACGTCAGGTTCAGTAACACTAGAGTCTCCAGCAGTATCAGGCACAACTACGCTAACATTGCCTACTACAACAGGTACAGTATTGACAACAACATCACCCAAAGCGGGTAATGTAATACAAGTAGTACAAACTACAAAAACAGATACATTTAGTACAACAAGCAGTAGTTATGTTGATGTTACAGGACTTTCTGTATCAATTACCCCCACATCATCATCTAGTAAAATTTTAGTATTTTTAAATATGTCAATGGGATTTAATGGCGATACAGGTCATGGATATATTCAATTATGCAGAGGTGGTAATGCAATTTTTATTGGAGATACAGCAAGCAATAGAAATAGAGCAACATTTATTGTAAATTTTTTAGGTGCTGGCGAATGTCCTGCATGGTCAATTTGTTATGTTGATAATCCTGCAAGTACATCATCTCAAACATATAATGCTAAAGCAAAAACAACATCAGCTTCTGGCGTTTTTATAAATAGGTCATATCGTGATAATGATGGTTCAAATTTTGATGGTCGAGCAGTATCATCAATTATTGTTATGGAGATTGCAGGATGAACCATAAAACAATTTACGCAATTTATCCACAAGTAGTTTCTATTGATGATGCAACTGGAGCTTTTGATAAAGACGGTAATAAAGTAGAAATAGACTTATCACTTGTTGACGCTTGGGTTGACCCAGAAGCATACAAAGACTTACGAGCTAAAGAATACCCAGCTATCTCTGACCAACTAGACTACATTTACCATAACGGTATAGACGCATGGAAAACAAACATGATTGACCCAGTAAAAACTAAATATCCTAAAGGAACAGTATAATGCCTGTTAGCATATCAGGAACAAATGGCATAACTAATGCTACATGGACTACTGGTACAAGACCGTCTGCTCCTAGTACAGGACAGCAAGGGTATAATTCTACATTAGGTGCTTTTGAATATTATAATGGAACATCTTGGCAACCTATAGTTACTAACTATACATATTCTGCTTCATATCTTGTAGTAGCAGGAGGCGCAGCAGGTGGTGGTTTAACTTCTGACTCATTGTGTGGGGGAGGGGGAGCTGGTGGTTATTTATCAGGAACTGTAAGTTTAACAAGTGTTCAAGTATATACTGTTACTGTTGGTGCTGGTGGAGCTGGAACTACGTCTACTGGTACTAATGGTGATAATTCTGTATTAAGTGGTAGTGGCATTACAACTCAAACTGCAATCGGTGGCGGTGGTGGTGGTCGTGGCGGAAATACTGCAGGAAATGTTGGTTCAAGTGGCGGTTCAGGAGGTGGCGGTGGTCAATTCAATTCTGGCACAAATGCTGGAGGTAGCGGAACATCTGGTCAAGGTAATGCTGGTGGCACAGGGTCTAATTCAGCTGGTGGTGGCGGTGGTGGGGCATCTCAAGTAGGCGCAAACTCTGGCTCACAAATTGGCGGTAATGGTGGGAATGGTACAGCATCTTCTATTACAGGCTCTAGCGTAACTTATGCTGGTGGTGGCGGTGGTGGCTCATATAACTCAACAATAGCTACCGGAGGCTCAGGTGGCGGTGGTAATGGTGGCAGACATACAGCCTTTACATATTCTGCAGCTGTAAATGGAACTGCTAATACTGGCGGTGGAGGCGGTGGTGCAGCAGGTAGCACAACACCTAGAAGCGGAGCAAATGGTGGTTCTGGTATAGTTATATTATCTGTTCCTACAGCAGCTTATTCAGGTACAACTACAGGAAGTCCTACAGTTACAACATCAGGCTCTAATACAATTATTACATTTAACGCTTCAGGAAGCTATACAGCATGAGTCATTTCGCTAAAGTTTGTGACGGTAAAGTCACACAAGTTATTGTGGCAGAAAAAGAATTCTTTGATACATTTGTAGACTCTAGTCCAGGTACTTGGATACAAACATCTTACAACACACATGGTAATCAACATCCAGAAGGCAGACCTTTAAGAGGTAACTATGCTGGTATTGGTTACAATTATGATGCTACTAATGACGTATTCTACGCACCACAACCTTATCCATCATGGATACTAAACAATACAACATGGTTATGGGAAGCACCTGTAGCATATCCTACAGACGATAAAAGATATAAGTGGAATGAGTCCATTACTAACTGGGAAGAAGTAACACTTTAAGGAGCAATAAATGTTTGGCATAGCAAGTTTCTCCCAAGCCCCATTTAGCTCGTTAGCAGGAAGAACGGTAGAGGCATCTGCAGCAATAACAGCAGACGCATTTGTAACAGCATCTGCAACACGCTTTAGAACATCTGCAGCAAGCATAAATGTTACTGCAACAATAACAGTCACTACAAGCGGTGCATTAGTATTTGGTAGTGCAGTTATAAATGGCTTTGCAGACGTATCTGCTATAGGCACTAGAACACAGTTTGGTAGTGGTGCAATATTCGCAGAAGCTATCGTATCTGCTACTGGTGGCTCTATAGCATTAGCTTCAGCAAGTATCACAGCAACAGGTACAGTCACAGCATTAGGTTCATTACTAATAGGTGGTAATGCTTCTATTACAGCCAATGCTACAGTCGCAATTACATACAACAGAATTAGACTAGATAGTGGTTCTATCACAGGAACTGCTACAGTAACAGCTTTAGGTGGTCTACAAGTATCAGCTAATGCACAAGTAAATGCCTTTGCTATAGTTACAGCAAGTCCTAACGCTATACTAGCAGGCTTTGCTTATGTAGAAGGTATAGGAAGTGTAACAGCTAAAGGTACAAGGCAGGGTGAAGGATGGACACCTGTTACTCCGGGTGCAGAAACATGGACAGATACAACACCATCTACAGACGTATGGTCTGCAATATCACCTTCTTCAAATACATGGACAGAAATTACAGCAGGAACAGAAACTTGGACTGATACAACTCCAAGTACAGACATATGGTTAAGACAAGGATAAAAGATGGCAAAAACCAAAATTTCAGAATTTAGCTCAACAGCAGCAGACAATACCGATATAACCAATATCAATATTGCTGAAGGTTGTTCACCAGCTAACGTAAACAATGCTATTCGTAGCTTAATGTCGGTCTTAAAGAACTTTGAAGACGGTTCTAGTGGCGATAACGTAGTTGTAGGTGGAAACTTATCTGTTACTGGTACTACAACTCTTGTAGGGACAGCTATAGCTCCTACACCATCACCAGGTGATAACTCTACTAAAATTGCTACGACTGCTTTTGTACAAACTAAAGTAGGCACATTAGGTACAATGTCCACACAAAATGCTACAGCAGTAGCTATTACAGGTGGCACTATTACTGGAATTACAGACTTAGCTGTTGCTGACGGTGGTACAGGTGCTTCTACATTAAGTGCTAATGCGGTATTGTTAGGTAATGGTACAAGTGCATTACAGACTGTAGCCCCTAGTACTTCAGGAAACGTATTAACATCTAACGGTACAACATGGACAAGTGCTGCTGCACCAGTAAGTCTTGGAATAGGACAAACATGGCAAGATGTTACAGGCAGTAGAGCTGTAGGAACAACTTATACAAATTCAACTGGCAATCCAATATTTTTGGCTATATCAGGCAATGGTGGAAATGGTACAGGAACATTTTTAATTAATGGTTCAATTGTTGCACAAGTAGGGGAAAGTGCTCCGTTTCCTGGTCAGGCAGGTATTAATTTTAATATTGTTATCCCAAATGGAAATACTTACCTTGCCAATGGGACTTGGGCTGTAACTTATTGGTGGGAACTACGTTAAGGATAAAAATGCCTACACAACGCATAGCATTTAAAGAATGGTTACCAGACCAACCTAGCATATTAGACTCTGTATCAGAAGCTAATAACGTTATTCCTTTGGCTGTAGGATATGGTCCGTTTAAGTCAGCAGTACCATATTCAGGTGTAGCTACAGAAGCACTTAATAATTGCTTTGCTGCTAAACAAGACAATGACGTATTTATCTTTGCTGGCGGTGCTACTAAACTATTTAAAGTAGACAATACTGACTTATCTCTAGTAGACGAGTCTAAATCAGGTGGATATACAGGTATTGGTAGATGGCAATTCTTACAGTTTGGTAACTTAGCACTTGCAGCTAATGGCTCTGAAAAGATACAAGCGTATGACGTAAACAGTTCTACAGCTTTTGCAGATGCAAGCTCAGATGCACCTATCGCTAAATACATTACAGCAGTTCGTGACTTTGTAGTTGCAGGTAATATTGGTGCAGGTACTACTCCTAACAAAGTGCAATGGTCAGGTATCAATGATGCAAGCACTTGGACTACTACAGCAACTTCTCAAAGTGACTTCCAATTGCTTCCTGACGGTGGTGATATTACAGGTATCGTAGGTGGCGAGTTTGGTATTGTATTTTTAGAAAAAGCCATTGTCAGAATGTCATATATTGGTTCACCGCTTATATTCCAATTTGACACTATCTCTCGTAACGTAGGCTGTATAGAAGGTAACTCTATTGCACAATACTCTGGCACAGCTTACTTCTTATCAGATGATGGTTTCTATGCAACCAATGGTCAAACACTAAGTGGTATAGGTTCAGAAAAAGTAGATAGATACTTCTTTAACAACGCTAACATTGGTGATATTGATTCTATATCAGCAGCAGTAGACCCAGAACGTAACTTAGTTATTTGGAATTATGCTAACGTATCCGGTGGTCGTTCACTACTTATCTATAACTTTGAAACACAAAAATGGTGTGAAGCAGATACAGATGTAGACTATTTATCTACACTAGCTACTCCA